AGCGGCGTGCCCGTTGGTGCCCACATCGGATACACCCTTGCACTGATGTACTGGCTCACGGCGGTGCGTGATGTGAGCCGCTGAAACAGGAACGCTTCCGGCGCTTCGACGAGACTCATGTCTGCTTCTCCGTGCACACGAGCTCGAGATGCCACCGCCGGTCGTACTCGTTGATCGCACCTATCTCCAGGGTGCGGCTGCGGTACAGAACACGCATCGACGTGGTCAGGCCAGACAGGGCACGGATCGTCACCTTGTGGCCCGACAGCCCAACCACCTCGGCGTACCGTTCAGCCTCACGGCCAGACAACGGCTCAACCTTCGCCCACACCGTGGCGTAGGTGGCCCATGTCAGAGTCGTCTCGCCGAGCTCGTTCTGCCCGGTTGTCGGAGACTCGATGGTGATGCGTTCTGTGAGCTCGCCAGCGTCAAGTGGCATCAGCGGTATGAGCCCCAGCGTGCGGAATCGAGCAGGGCCTTCGTGCCCATCGGCACCTCGGACAGGGCCGCCTCCGTCGTCATCTCACGATTTCGCCAGAGGTGGGCCACGAGCATCAGCATGGCCGAGCGGATGGCCGCCGGGACGCTTGAGCCGCTCGCTCCGTAGCCCGCCCACCAAGTGACCGTGATGGCGTTCTGGTCGTCGAGGTTTGCCGGCCACGTTCCCTGTCGCAGCTGCCGCACCACGCCCGGCGTGGAGTTGCGATCGATGCGGTATTCGGTCGCAGCCAGGACGGCCGTGGAGTCGTCGCCCAGTGTGTATGTCAGCGTCAGGGCCGTCGTCGTTCCCGACGTCGCCATCGGCGGTCGTGGCAGTTCAATTTCGTATGGGAACGAATCAAACCGCATCACGTACTGCTGGTGAATCAGCGAGCGATCTAGGAACTCCTCGCACCACTCACGAGCCGCCGTGATCAGCGTGCTGATCAGCGTATCCTCGTCCGACGAGTCAATACGCAGGTGGGCCTTTGCCTCGCTCAGCGTCACCGGCTCAACTGCCGGTGCGGTCTGTCGTGTCAGGCTGCGGTACTGCACGTGGCCTCCCTCGCTTGCGTGGCGTTGCGTCTGCACGTTCCGCCTGGGGCTCGACGGCGGCCGTCTCGACGATCTCTGTCTGCTTGTCCTCTACGGCCAGTCCTCGGCGTATCCAGTCCTGGGCCATGCCGTCAGGAACGTCTGGCAACACCTGCCCACGCCGGTAGAAACGGAACGACTGCACCATTCGTATTTTCATGGTTGTGGCAGGCTCCATGCAGACTCAGGCTTTTTGCAGTCCCTCGTGAAATCGGTCGTCCACTGGAAAACCGGCGTGCCGAGATCCTTGCCCGGCCACGTCACCACGTACTCGCCGTGGCCCAGGATCACACGGGGCGAGATGAACACACGGTTGCCGCTCTCTCGCCAGTTCTCCCAAAAATAAATATCCGGATCTCGTCGCCCGTCGTGCCACGAACCGTTGGCATCGGGCTTGCTCCAAAACCATGGTTTCTTGGCTCGCTTGAGTGCGGCCGTCGAGATGACGGTCAGCCCGAAGTGGGCGGAGTCCACTTCTTGCACCGGCTCCATGAACCACGACATGGGTAGCGTGGCCCTCTGATCCTCGGGCGGGTTCGCCAGCGTGCCCTTGAGCGTCAGCATCGGGCGGCCGTCTTCACGCTTGGTCTGCAGCCCCGTCAGTGCGTCGCATTGGAAAGTCATCGCCATGGCGAAGAGCTGCTCGATGTCCTCTTTCGTGAAGAACGTGTCGTAGTCGATGGTTAGCAGGTATTCCGCCTTGTCGATGAATTGTTCCATCACTCTTGTGTTGACTTGATCCCAGAACGCACCAGTGCCCATCGTGGGGCGGATGCCAAGCGGCATGAGGGCCTGAGCCCATGCGAAATGATTGGCCGTGAACGACAGACGAGGCATCGACATGATGGCCTCGACACGGACGTCTACCTGCGTGCCGCCAACCGAGACGAGCATGGCACCTCCGAGAAACGAGAACGGCAGGCAGAGCGTGATGCCCTGCCTGCCGTCCACTGTGCTGGTGCTGTCAAGCGTCAGCCGGCCGTGTTGACCTTCACGCCCTTGGTGGTGGCGTCGTAGGGCGACTCCTCACCACGAGCCAGACGGGCCGCCACGACGATGACCGTGTCGGTGTTGGGCGAGGCTGCCACCGCCAGGTACCTTTTCTTGCCCTTGAGATCCACCTCGAGCCGGCTGATCGTCATGGTGTCCGTGACGGTCTGCCCGGCGTAGGCCGCCGGCTTCAGATCGCCAGTGAACCCGGTGACGTTCTCGGTCACGGCGCTCGACGCATCGCCCTGCTTGAGGGTCAGCGTCTGGGCCACACTCGAGGTGCTCGCCGCCGGTCCGAAGATCACGTCGATGGACGCAAAGTCGAATCCGAGCGTGTCGAGCGTCAGGGTAGCCGTCTGCGACGAGGTGTGGACCGAGCCCTTACCAGTCGCCACGCTCTTCGTAGCTGCAACAGGAATCATGTGGAATCTCTCCTACAGTGGGATGGTGAGGGTCAGGTATCAGGCCGCAGGCGTCTTCAGGGCGATCATCGGGCCAACCTCGCTGGTCGAGCCCAGGCTGTGGAAGTTTGCCGTGGCACGAACCACGCCGCTGACGAGCGTCTGGTCGAGTTCGACGAAACGCTCCTGGCTGATCCGCAGCTGGTAGCCCTGCCGGATGCCAAGAGCACCCGCCATGGCCATGTCGCCGAAAAGGCACTTGATCTTGCTGGCGTCCGCACCCAGCGTGCTGTTCATGACATGAACGAGCACAACCGGATACCCCATGAACGTCAGCCCGAAGCCCTGGGCCACCGAAGCGTTGCCGCCCTGGGCCAGGTCGAGCCGCTGCATGGCGGCGTGGTAGCCAGCCGGCGAGATGTACCAGCGGGCACCGGGGATGGCGTACCGTGGGCACTTCGCCATGACCGACAGGAAATCGTCCTTGTCGAGCGTCTCGAAGGCCGTGTTGCCAGTCGCAGCACTCACCACGCTCGCCGTGTAGGACGAGGTATTGATCTTCACGGTGATGCCGTGATGACCGCCGTAGCTCGAGGTGCCGTCACCGATAAACGCCGCTTCGTCGAGGGCCTTGGCCACGGCAAGGGCGTGCTCGCTGGCGATCAGGTCAGCGATGCCGATGCCGTCAGCGAAGAGCTCGTTCGACAGCTTCGTGGCCACGCCGAACTTCTGGGCCACCAGCTGTACCTGGGTGCCCGTCATGTCCGAATAGGTGAACTCGCTGTTCTCGCCGAGCCACGCACCAGAGACGCCCGAAACCCGCTTCGGGATCGAGAGGACGTCCGAGGACATCGTGAAGTTCTGCAGCGCCGTCGGAGCCACGCCGTAGGTTTCGACGTTGCGGATGATGGTGCTGGAGAGCTCGTCAGGCACGCTGAACCCGCCAGCCGAGTTGACACCCTCGACCATCGCACGGGCCTCGACGCCGTGATCGTGGCACCACCGGCGGGCCTCGGCGTCGCCGCCGTAGGTCGCCTTGATCCACTGGCCGGCACGGTACGCTTCCTCGTGCGAGCGGAACGCCTTCAGCCGGCGGCCGTCACGGACGGGCTCGATGCGAGCCTTCGGCTCGTCGGCACGCACCTCGGGGGCCGGGGCACAACGCTCCGAAACCTTGCGGAGGTTGGCGGCCGATTCGGCTACCTTCTCCTCGAAAGCGATCTTGTCGCTGATGGAAGTGGCACGGGCGGTCAGCCCGTCGAGCTCCATCTTGCGGGTGGCCGCATCGGTGGTGTTGTCGGTGTCGAGAGCGGCGAGCGACTCAAGACGCTCGGCCACTTCGTTGGCTTCGGCACGGAGGGCAGCGAGGCGGTCCATGGGGTTTCTCCAGCGGCGTGATTGCCGATGGAACCCAGACTCGCTTTAGGCCCCCCGTCCCTTGCAGTAGCGGACTTCGGAATGTGTTGTTTTCACAAACACCGTCGCACGAGCCCCGCACCTTGGGCACCGCAGATACCGCTGCCGCTCGTCACCGCATGGGCGGCTCGATCTGGT